ATGGTTTTATACCATTAACATCTTAACTCTAGAAAGAATTATAGCCACCTCCTTTGGTGGAAGACCAAGACCATTCCGTGGAAACATGCTTAAGCATAAATGCGAAGCAGAGGTCGAGACGAAACTCTCGAATCTAAAAACTCTCTTTGAATCTTATGTATCTGGCATCCACCAGCCACACCGTTGTTGCGCTGTTTAGGAAAACTCCCAGCCCGCCTCATCGGCCGGAAGGGAACAAAGTTCACCTAAATTTGCCCCACTCGTTGTGGAACCTGTGTACCCTGTGTACACATGTGTTACCAATAGGTCAGTAAAGGACTTGAGCTTCTCAATTGAGACCGGTTTAATATTCTTCATGTCGAACTCAATAGGTTTTCGAACGTAGGACACCACTTCTTTCCAATCCTCCCCATTAGGGACGGAGAGGCGGATAGGTTCCTCCTTCAATCGATAACCACACTTCGGAACATCAAACTTGGGTACTCGTATGCCCAACACGTCCTTATCAAAGTCCAGAATCTTGGAAAATTCTGTTCTCCCTTTCGTGACGAGACCTAAATCCTGATCCATAACATTACCAAGACGCCTATGCCGTCTATAAAGATAGCTTGCCAATTGTTGCTGAAAGTAAGTGTACTTCTTAGGTTCACCTACGAAACCACAACCTCCCAAGGATCTTGGGAGATAGAGGTTATAAAGGCCATTAGACGTCACATCGTCAATCACTTCTCGGTTGTAGTAAAGAAACAACTTAGTGAAAAGGTTACGATGTGAGCTACATGATTGTGCAACTTTGTTATGAATGTCCCAAACAGGTTTATTATCTCTATCACGATTGTTCAGTTTGGATTGCCCTCGAAGGAGTCCAATATTTGGAAAATCAAAATGTATACTTGTAGTTCCTCGATAAACTTCCTTAACACCATCTTTATCCTTGGGTTTTCGACAAACCCAAAAGAAGGCTGAGTTAATGGTTACGAACTTCTTAGAAAGCAAGTTCTTCCCCAATGACTTAGTGAAACCAACATGAGGCAGAGTTTCTTCCCAACGGAAGTAATCAATGCGTCGTGTCCGGAAGAGGATATCATCTCCATTAATCAGAACTGGGAAACTGTCAAGAACAGCCAAACGGCTGCTACGAGAAAGTTTCCTTGATTGATAGAGAAGATCCGACACCCCCTTTTGCGATAAGGTCCACGTAACGAAGTTTAGTATACATAGAATCGGAAATGAAAGTACAGAACCCATGAGTTGACCCTTCTGTTGTAAGACTGTTGTCAAACCAGAAGACTTAGGATATTCAATATTCTGCATCATGAGAACACGACTACAACAGTCGTAGAACTCAGGTGGAATCTGATATCGTGAGAGAATTTTGTGGAGAGTGTGGTGGGAAAGATAAGGGTTCAATCCATCAGTCGCTGCGGAGTAATCCCCAGAGACCCAGAAAGAATCTTCCTTGTCAAACCAACCTTCACTCATTCTGATCAGCTCATTAATAATGTCCGTGGTTACAACCTCCCCTAGTAGTCGAAATGGTTTACACCGTCTCAACCGAGCATGAAGATCGGTTTGGACTGACTTCGCAATAAATTGCGGTAGTCCCTCCCCTTTCGTCAGAACTCTTACTTTTAGAGGTTCAGTAACACAGGCCACTTGACTGGATAAAGGCACAAAAGCTTCATCCATATCCATTTTCCTTTTCGTTAATTTTTCCAAATAATCCAAACGAGACATGTTCCTCTCAATAAACTCCCCACTAACACCCCCATAAGTCGTGTGACAGGAATAGTTTTCCCTGTACCAGTCCTTAATAAGGGTCTCAGTGACTGTGACATCTAAGTCATCTCTCAACTCAATTGTCCCAAACTTCGGATGGAAATACATTCTATTAAGCCGGGTTCGTGTATTCGAAACGGGATCCTTAAGGAAACCGTTAGAATGCAGACCAAATGCTTCACGAATAAGACCTCGGACCCCACCCTCGCTCCGCTTTTTTTCAAAGCAGGCTGAACTTGAACCTTCATATTGAAAGTTCTTAAAGTCCAGTTTAGCATTAGGTTCAATAACAGTATCCACGAGCCAATCAATTATTTCGATTGCCTCTTTGTGGAACTCTTGTTGGACCTCATGATCATGGCGAGTGTAAGTCCAGATTGATTTATCACCAATCTGTTCTTCCAGGTGCGACATCTTATCGTGGAATAGTAGTTCCCCCTCTCGTGTGTAAACAAATTTCTCCCCCATAGCCTTCCTATGCTTTTCCATAGCCGACTGAATAAATTCATCAGAAACTGTAGCACAGCCGCGTTTTGCTTGAAACCAAGCATAACAAAACTCCACATTCTTACGTTTGGGTGAAGATCTAATCCTATTAAGGATAAATCTCTTCAACCTTCCGGTAAAGAAAACTGGAGATCCGACAAAAGTCGGCGGGCGTGTAGGGAGTTCCTGAATACTCTCACATGCAGAACAAGCTGCTAGAGCGTACGCGGTTATGTACTTCGCGAAAGGCACAAACTCCTCCTTCAGACTCCACGTACGAAACGCAGAGTCCATGGGAGCGAGTATGTCCGATTCGGAAAACTTAGAGAAGAATTTGTTTTCATCACTACCGTTTGTGACGGGTGAGAAGAGTAGAGTTAATAAGAGAGAATGGACTAAGTTAGTAACATGTCTCAAAATTTCCAAGTCCTCAGGTAGACCGTCACCGGTAAAAGTGATAGTGCATGTCTGAGGGTCCTCTAGAAGCGCCAACAACTTAGTCGCTTCCTTCTTGTGGAGGGTTTTCGTTTCAACGACAATCTCTCCACGGGTAACTTTAGCATGTCCTTCAGAAAGGCAGATGCTAGTGCTCTCAGTTCTTAACTTGAGAACAGGGTAGTGCTTGTTGATAAAATCAACAAGTAGATCCTTCTCGCGCAGAGTAAGAACCCAGGTGTTGCGAAAGCCTACGCAACTCTGGCGGCCCAATAGATCTAAACATTCGATTGTTTGTC